CAATATACATAGAAGATCATAATCTTAATACGGGAGACGTATTAACATACTCTTCAAATACTGGGAGTCCAATAGCAGTCTCCAGAGAAGAAAACCTCTCTTCTCCAATATCCCTTTTAGACCAACAACAAGTTTTTGTTGCAAAAATAAGTAAAGACTTGATTGGCATTTCTACAGTTAGAGTTGGCCGAGATCTTTCTGATACTTTTGTTGGTATCGCAGAAACTTATAGAGATTCTAGAACTCTATATTTCTCTGGAATTGGAACAGGAGTTTACCATAGTTTCTCTACAAATTATGAGGTTAATACTGGAAAAATTTCAAGAAATATCGTCACAGTATCGACTGCTCAGACACATGGATTAATGAATGGGCATGATGTTTTTGTTGATGTTAATCCATCAACATTAAGAACATTATCCGTTAAGTATAATGATTACAACAGAAGAGTTATTATAAATCCCAAAGAATTTTCTTCTGCGAAAGTGAATACAACTAACGATAGTATAACGATAGAAAATCACGGGTTTTCTACTGGAGAAAAAGTAATATACACTTCAACATCTCCATCGCAAGGTCTTGAAAATAATAGAATTTATTATATCGTATGTGTAGATGATAATACTTTCAAATTGGCTTCCAATTATGAAGATTCTAAAAATATTACTCCATCGGTAGTTAAAATATTAGAAGCATCTCCTGGAACAATCAACCCAATAAACCCACAGATAAAAGTATATAAGAATTCTAGAGTAATTTTTGATTTATCAGATAATTCATTATCATATTCAAGTCTTTCGACATTATATTCTGCTTTTGAGTTCAATTTATATTCTGATAATAATTTTACAAACAAATGGAGTAAAGTAAAAAGTGGAACATCATTTAATGTTGAGAAGATAGGATCTATAGGAGTTACTGCGGATGCCAAAGTTATTTTGACAGTTAATGATGAAATTCCAGATACTCTTTATTATAAATTGGATCCGATATTTGAAAGTGATATTCCAGAAGAAAAGAAAAGTGTTATTGTGGACTTAGAAGTTATTTCTGGGTCTGAAATAAAATCTACGTCTAGTGAATATAGTGGTCAACATACAGTATCTCTTAAGTCGCCAACAGAATTTGTATATACCCTTGATAAAACTCCAGAAGAGGTATCTTATACTTCCCCAACATCAAATATTTCATATACAACAACATGCACAAATGCTTATGGTCCAATAAAGGAAGTAGATATAAAAAATTCTGGGGGAAATTACAGTTCTTTACCAGGCATATCTACAATAACTTCATCGTTTGGAATTAATGCTGTTGTTGAAGCTTCTAGTCAAACAATTGGTAAAATCAAGAAGATATCCATTGACAATATTGGATATAACTTCCCATCAGACAAAACATTGAGTCCATCTGTAATGATGCCTCAGATAGTTAAAATTGATCCATTGTATTCTATAGAATCTATAGGAATATCTTCCGTTGGAAAGGGATATATTAGTTCACCCGATCTTATTGTTGTGGATAGTAGGACAAATACTGTAGTATCGGACTTGGATCTTAAGTATTCTTTGGGAGATTCTGAGGTATCAATTCTTAATAACACTAATGGAATAAGTAACCTAATTCCAACAATAATTCCAACAAAAAATAGTAATGGCGTAGGAATTAGCTCATTATCATACAATTCGAATAAGAAAGATGTAACAGTAACATTATCGTCAGGATTTAGTGATACAGATTCTTTCCCATTTAAGGTAAATGATAAGGTTCTGATTGAAAATATTAGTATTGGTGTTGGTTCTACCGAAAGGGGATATAATTCAGAAAATTATAATTATCAGTTGTTCACCATTACTTCTACAGATGAGAATATTGGTGGTATAGGGACAGTAACTTATAGTATGTCAGAATTTTTTGAGGGAACTAATGATACCCCAGGATCATTTGATGATATTAATTCCGTGGGAAGAATTATACCCCAGAAACATTTCCCCACCTTCAATATAGTATTAAGAAATAATCAATATTTTGCTGATGAGTCCGTGAGATCAGATTCGGCAACTGGAATTGTAAATGGATGGGACCCCAAGACTGGAATTTTGAGAATTTCATCAAAGGAAAACTTTGTTGCTGGGGAAATTATTGAGGGTGTGACATCAAAAACTCAAGGAATTGCAAAGAATATAGAATCTCCAGATTCATATTTTAATTTAAAAAGCACTTCAACTGTAGTTGATGGACTGCAAGTAAAATCAGGATTCTTAAATGAGAATACACAAAGAATTCAAGATGGTGACTATTATCAGAAGTTCTCATATTCGTTAAAATCAAGAGTTGATTATGATACTTGGAACGATCCTGTTTCAATATTAAACCACAGCGTTGGATATAAAAAATTCTCAGATTATCAACTAGAATCTTCGCCAGATAACAAAACTTCCTTAGTTGTTGGACTCTCCACAGATTTGACATCATATGACACTATTAATGATTTGGTAGGAGTTGCTAATTTAAATTGTGTTTATGATTTCGACTTAGTGAAGGAAAACTCATTATCAATAAACTCAAATACAATATCAAATGAAGTTATCTTTGCAAATAGAATTATTACAGACTTTTCAGAATCTGTCGGAAACAGGGTTCTTTCAGTTGATGATGTAAGCAGCACCTTTAATAGTAAACCAAGGCCAACAACCTTTAGTGTTATTGATAACTTTGATGTTAGAGATAAGAGAGCAATCAAGTATATAACATATGTTAAAGATAGAAGGTTTACACAGCAGAGACAATTAATGATTGTTGATCTCATTCATGACAGATCATTTGGATATATGAATCAATACGGAAGAGTTGGGACAACTTACGACCAAGGATTTTTTGATTTTACTATTTCTGGCACGGATGGTCAGGTTCAATTCTTCCCAACAAGATTCTCCATCAATGATTACGATATTACTAATGTGTCATATAATTTGGACGACAATTTACTTGGTGCAGGAACCACTATTATTGGGCAATCCATTATAGACACTAGTAGTACTGCTATTTCTTATGGAAACTCATCAACTATTGTCGGCATTGATAGTGGATATAACTCAGCAAAAGTTCTTGTCCAATTAACAGCAGATTCGTATCAGGGTAATGAGTTTGAATTCACACAACTCAATATCGTGCATAATGGAAACGAGGTTTCTATGCTTGAATATGGACAACTAACTACAAGTTCTGGGCCATATGCAACATCGGGATTTGGCACGTACTTTGCGTACTTAAGTGGATCGAAATTGAATGTAGATTTCATTCCAAATGCCGTTGGTGTAGGATCTACTGGAGTAATTAATACAATTACTGTAGGACTTGCAAATTCAACCTCTGATCAATCCGAATCGGTAGATATGAAGCACTCTAGAATAGAGTCTAGAGTAACATCAATTCCATCCTCTATATTGCCAGAGGAGACTGTAATATCAGAGTATCCATGTGATGGTACTTATGATGTAGGATATTTTATGATTCAAGCTCACGATTCTACGAACAATGAGTATCAATTCTCAGAGTTTGTTGTTGTAGATGACTATCAACCAACAATTTCTGGTTATGAAACTTATGATACCGAATTTGGTGAGGTTACAACCCTCTCCGGTTTAGGAACAATTGGGTCAAGAGTAGTTAAATCCCAGGTTGGAACCGCAGCAACCACTCAAGTTTTATTCACACCATTACCTGGTATTGATGTAAATGTGAATGTATACATGAATGCACTCAGAAATGAAGATGATGAAAAGGATCAAATTGATTTTAATAATGGATCAATAGAAACTGGTTTTGGACTTTATGAAGGAAACGAAAAGGATATTAAACGATCTTTTAACTTGACATACAAAAATGACCCAATTTTTGAAAAAGTATTTAAAGGCAATGATCCATCTATTGTTGATGTAAATGAAGATACCATCATAATACCAAACCATTTCTTTGTTTCTGGAGAATCTATAAAATATTACAATACGGGAGTGGGATCGACCGAATCTATCGGAATCTCGACCGAAAATTTTGTTGGAATAGGACTTACAGATAAACTGCCTGGAGAACTATTTGTTGTCAACATCAGTGACAATAAAATTAAATTGGCGTCCAGCGCCCAAAATGCTCTGAAGAGTATCCCAGATACCTTGGATATTGTTAGCGTTGGTATAGGAACAGAACATAGATTTGTATCGACAAATCAAAATTCTAAGGTAATAGTTTCTATTGATAATATTATACAATCTCCAGTTGTCTCTGTTGCACTAACAACAACATTATCCGATGATGTTACGACTACTGATGACTTAATAGAATTTACTGGAATTACATCATTCTTTGGAGGAGACTTGGTCAGAGTTGGTAATGAAATTATGCTTATTGAAGGTATTGGCATTGGTGTCACGAATAGACTCAGAGTTCGTAGATCTTGGCTTGGAACATCCGTTGGCAATTATCCTTCTGGAGAATTGGTGACTAAAGTTACTGGGGATTATAATATTGTAGATAATGTTCTTACCTTTATTGAAGCTCCATCAGGAAATATTCCTTTGGGTGGAGAAACAAATACTCCTGACGAAAGAGATTGGACTGGAATATCGACAGGATCTAGTTTCCATGCAAGAGTATTTTTGAGATCTGGTATCCCAAATACTTCAAATGAAACTTACTATAAGAACTATGTTTTTGACGATATATCTCAAGATTTTAATGGAACAAATAATGAATTTACACTCAAATCAAATGGAGTTGATGTAACGGGAATCTCTAATGAAAATGCCATCATTTTGGTCAATGATGTATTCCAAGGTCCAGGACAAACTAGTGATTATATTCTGTCTGAGAGTGTAGGAGAAACTGCTCTTACATTCACAGGAAACTCTCAGAGTATAACCAATGATGTTGGAATATCAAGTTTCCCCAAAGGGGGTATTATAGTATCGGTTGGATCAGACAATGGATTTGGGTATCAACCTTTAGTGTCTGCAGGAGGAACTGCTATCGTTTCTATTGAAGGAGCAATTGAATCGATAAGTATTGGAAATAGTGGTTCTGGATATAGACCAGGAGTTCAAACCGTTAATGTTGGGGTTAAGACCTCGGATTATGATTTTACTCATATTATTGGTTCAGCTTCTATAAGTGATGGACATATTTCAAGTGTGTCAATTACAAATCCTGGAACTGGATATACTTATACCAATCCTCCTATTGTCATTTTTGATGATCCTCTTTCATATGAAAATATTCCACTAATCTTTAGTGATTCTAGTCCATCATCTGGAATAGGGACAAGAGCAACTGTTGATGTTGTTGTTGGACAGGGATCAAGCATTGTTGATTTTGAAATAAAAAATACTGGATATGGATATAACGTTGGTGAAGTTTTGACTATTCCATTTGGCGGTCAATCAGGAATTCCAACTACTTCTTCATTCCAAGAGTTCAAAGTTACAATAGATAAGATATTTACTGATAAATTTACTGGATGGTCTTTGGGAACCTTAGAGGTTTTGGACAGTATTGAGAGGTTTATAGATGGGGAAAGAACATCTTTCCCACTATCTCTTTCTGGAAATATAGTTTCTATCATAGCTTCTAAAGGATCTAAAATTAATGTTCAAGATGTTCTTCTCGTTTTTGTCAATGAAATATTGCAAGTTCCTGGAGAAGGATACATCTTTACTGGTGGTAGTGTTCTAACCTTTACTGAAGCACTCAAAGTTGGAGATAGTGTAAAGATTATTTTCTATAAGGGTACTGGTGGAGCAGATGTTATTGATAGAGAAATACTTGAGACCGTGAAACCCGGAGACACATTAACAGTCAATAGCGATTCTTCAATAGGACAATCTAAGTTTTTAGACGAAGATTTAAGAACTGTCAATTCGATAGAATCAACAAATCTTGTAAATACAAACTTATACTTTGGTCCAGGAAATACTAGTGATGAGAACTTAGAAAGACCAGTTGATTGGTGTCGTCAAACCGAGGATAAAATTATTGATGGTCAAGAAGTTGGAAAGGATAGAGAAATTTATGAACCAATTATTAATCCAATTGCACATATTATATCGCCCATAGAAATAGGATCTACAGTTCTTTACTGTGATGGAGTTAGACCAATGTTTAACGCAAAGAATGAGAACGATACTTCTCTAGATTTTCAAAACAAAGTAACACTGATATCCCAAGAATATGCTGTTACAGAAACTAATAACGTAGTTGAGTATGATGGTGATTTTGGTATAGTAGTTGGATTTGGAACTCATGAAAAAGACACTGGGGAGAAACAATTTATATTTGATTTGCACATACCATCAAATTCTCCACTAAGAAATACCAAATTAGTTGATACCGAAATTGCTATTAGTTCTTTGGATGTTGGAGATTACTTTACCATCAGTAAATCAAGTATTGGTAGTGAAGACTCTTCAATCGCATCATTGGATGAAAACGGCAACTTAATTAGTACTGGATCATCTTTTGTGGATAACATATACAAGGTTGATGCAGCTGAATCAATAGAAGTTCCAATTAAAGTTGACTCAGATGGATTTTCTACCGAAAGTGCTCTCTGCAGAAGGGTATATGTCAATGTAAATGAATCTATTTCTGGTTTTTCTGATATAAAGATATCAAATCAGTTTGCAATCTTCAGTTGGGGCAAAGTAACTCTTGATGGAAGATCCAAGTTGATTTCTTACCCAGTAAACACTATTCTACAAAGAACTAAGCAACTAAAGTATAAAAATTATATTGCTTAGTAGTGTGATAAATAGATAAAAAAACTGTGTGCAATGGCTGCAATCGTAACTGATCAGATTAGAATATTAAACGCAAAAAACTTTGTAAATGAAGTTAGGTCTTCTGGTAATTCGTATTACTCTTTTGTTGGGCTACCAAACCCAACAAATTATCAATCTAATTGGGATGTAGACCCACCTTCTCCAAAGGATAACTTTGATGAAGAGAACAATTATTGGGATACAATGATCGCTCTCAAGAAAATAAACTCTTCGGATGTAAGAAGGGTGGTTTCTAGGAGACTATGGTCTTCTGGTACTACTTATGACATGTATCGTCATGACTATAGTAGAACAAATACGGCAAAGATTTCTGGTTCAACCAGTTTATATTCTGCATCATATTATGTTTTAAACAGCGATTATAGGGTATACATTTGTTTGCAAAATGGAACGGATCCAGATAACCCCACAGGAAGACCATCTCTGGACGAACCAACATTTACAGATTTGGAGCCAAGATCTGCAGGTAGTAGCGGTGATGGATATGTTTGGAAGTATTTGTATACCATAAAACCAAGTGATATTGTAAAATTTGAATCTACAGATTTTATTCCTGTCCCACAAGATTGGGAAACTAGTTCTGAAAACTCTGATGTAAGAAACAATGC